TTGAGAACGTCAGCACTTTCTTCTACTAGAAAACAACGGCATCCATGTTCAATTGGGGGGATTAACCATGCTGGGAAAGATGCTTTGCGGTAGCTAGTCCCTTCTAATGCAAGGTGCCAAGGGCGCACCCTATTATCTCCCTGTGTCATATATGTTAACACTGTATTATTGCTATACAAAATCCAACCAGCAGCAATTCCCATCGCATATTCAATATCTTCGTTTTCAATATTCGCGTATATGCTATTGTATCTGTGAAAAATATTTTCAGCTTCTGCCAGATCTACTTCATTGGTAATATTAAAATTGTCTGGAAGGTTCTCCGACATCTGAAATTCTTCAGCTACTGCAAAATCAACAAGATTATCTAATGCAGCTACTAATATATTACGTTGCTCTTTTTCTAATTTGGTTAATCCATCATTGTGATTACGAAGTAATTCCAGTGCTTTTTCAAAGTCCATACCAAAACCTTTGATTGCATGATTCAATGCAAATTCCGCACGTAACGTCATCATTTCTTCTAATAAATCCCAACGATCCTCTATATTGCCATAGTCCTGTAAAAACTTCTGGAAAACAGCGTAGATAGCAAGGTATTCAGCATTCTCTTCATCTTTGTTCGATTTAGATTCTGCAAGGACGGAAGGAGAAGTGCTATCTTTTATTCTCCTTCCATTAGAAAATTTTCAACGTTGCTTGAATTCTTTCGTTCACCACGCCTATGCCCATATCTTTTGTAATATTCTTCATCGGACATAATGCGTCTATCATTGGAACTTCCATTTATGCTCCCGCTATTACTTGCCATTTCCGATATAGCGTTAAATTGTTTCCCTACGACAATACCAAATTCTTTTTCGATTTCATCTGCTGATACTTCATACTTATCTGTAATAAAAGAATATAAGCTAATCTTGTCTTTGTTACTCATTTCTACACGGTTGGCATATTTGAATTCTAATCCCGGCTTGATATATCCCATAGATACTAATCTAGGAACGATCTCTTCATTCATTACATTTTCAATGAAACCGCGATACATTTCTATGCGCTCCCGAAAAATGTCTTGGTGAGCATTTGTTGATCCAACATAAGATTGGGTTGCTCCAGCCATAGATTCAGAGCCAACTATTAGATTAGAAACTTCTGTATTGGCAAAATTTATTAAACTAGTATATATGTGTTCGGAATTTGACATTGTAAATGTCTTAATGTCAATATCATCGTTCAATCCTGTGACTATTATTTTATTCTGAGCCGCATTTGCAATGTTTTGTGCTAATCGTTGTCGATCTTGGATGCTTTCTGATTCAGTCTTACCATGTATGATAGGTTGACCATAAGTATGACTAAAATTAACATAATTAGCAAGAGTGAATTTTTTTGCAAGGATAGTTGGGGTAGTTGCAGAGAATAGCCCCAAGTCACCATTATCAATAAGTATATAATTCTTGGAGTATTGCGATGAAGCAATATCCCATCCAGGATTCCACTGCCCTTGTCTTTGCACAACTCGTAATTGACTTGCCAATACATTTCTTCGCTCAATAATATTTACTTCAGCTAGCTTTCCTGTTAAAGGATTAATATCAGGCATTATTTCTAATAAGGTGTAACCGTACCATTTGGCTTCAACAATACCTTTTATGATTTTAGTGAATTGAGAACCTTGTATCTTTTTGGTTTCTTCTACATCCTTAATATATTTTCCTCGTTCATTTTGTCTTGCCAACATGTATCGTTCGCCTATAATCTGTGATTCTACAGTTTCTAATACTGCACGTAAATGAGCATCCTGCTCTACACATGCTTCGTATAAATCTATCAGTGGACCACGATCATCTAAAACAACCCCGCGTGTTACTTGGGATTGAATGGATTTGTATCTACAATGACGGTCAATCTCCCTAACATATTCTTGAATAGTTTTTTTGCTAGTTTTAAATATGCTTTCTAAAGGAGTGCCGTGAAATGTTGTTTCTGCACTAATTACATTCATATTAAGAGTTTTTGAAAGAATAGATAGCGAGTCTAAAGTTGGTTTCTATATATATGATGGGGTAGAAGTATATGTATTATAATTTGAAATTTATAAGTATCAGTATTATAGATATATAGCTATAAAATATGTGTTAAATATATGATTTTGTATTGTCAATATGATAAAATAAAATATCTTTGCGTCGATAATTTAATGTTTAACAAATAATACGTCATTAAAATGAGTAAAGATTTTAATTATTTTCGCATTAAGATGGCATACAAGGGCACAAATGATCTAGGTGCTATTGTTCCCATCAAATCAGAAGATCTGGTAATGGCTACATGCTATACCGAAGCAGAACAAATCGCATATAAGTTGACTGAAGGAAAAGATGAGTTTGGTGATGTGGATGTAGAAATTGTCCGCACCAAAATTTCAGAAGTTGCTTATAACGATACATTTGCTACTGATACTGAACTAATTTGTGGATTAATATCCTATTTTTTTGAAGAAAGTGAAGATACAGAAGTTGGGTTGTATCAAGTATCTCTTGTTTATTATGATGTGGACGAAAAGACTGGTAAAACCAAAAGTTCCAACAGTACAATTTACGTACCGGCTTATTCTTCATCTGAAGCGATAGAAAATATTCGCACTTACTTAAAACGGGCTGGGGAAACACGTGAATATACTATTCGCAATGTCAAATATGACAAAGCACAATCGGTCATGGTTACACCTGAAACTCATCAAAACAACATTAGGGTATAATGACTTCTCCTAAGGGAACCGGGAAAATTATCAATATCAAATGTACAGAAGTCTCACTCCCGGAATTTCCTAATCTCCTTTTTGGAACTCATTTTGATGGTAGCAGAATTTTTGATGCTACATATTATCTCCAATCTAAAGACCCCGACAATAAATTAAGCATAGAAGACTTCTTTCATAAGTTTGATTTCCAAATCAAGGCTATTGCAGAAACTTACAAGTTGCCTTTAGAGAAACTGGTATCAATCAACACGGAGGGGCATCAATTGATTGACGGATGTTTATGCTATCCGTTTTTATCTTATGTTGATCCGCAATTCTGCGCATATATCAATGAAATAATAGACGAAATGTTTGTTACTGGAGTTGTTGTGTCAGATACACATTTAATTTCGTTGGTAAAGAAAAGGCTTCCTCCAGAATTGCTCAAACAAATTTGGGATGGCAGAGAAGATTTTTCGTAAACCCAAAGCTGTCTTAATATTTAATCGCAGAAAAACATTGGCTCTTATGGCTGCTTCAGTAAATGAGGCAGCTAAAATCAGCGGTTTAAAGCCTGGAAATATTTCTAAGGCTTGTGTCGGTACATTGATTTCCAATGGTATGTATTATTTTAGATATATAGGCAGTGATGTTGAAATAGAGTTATCAGATATAGGTTCATTAAAGTTAGAGGAATATGACAAATTATGTGGTATCGAACGTCAGACATATCCTACGATGGCGATGAATCGTAAAAAATGGAAATATAATAAAAACAATAGAACGTATGAAAGTAAAAGTTTATAGTACATCAAAACATCCGTTGCCTCAATACGCAACTAAGCAATCAGCAGGACTGGACCTAAGAGCAAATATTGATGCTCCAATTACTATTAATCCTAGAGAACGTGTATTGGTTCCAACAGGATTACATATACAACTTCCAGAAGGTTTTGAAGCAAGAATTCAGCCTAGAAGTGGACTAGCCCTTAAAAAAGGAATCACTTGTCTTAATTCTCCAGGATGCGTGGATGCCGACTATCGAGGTGATGTAGGTGTAATTCTTATTAATCATGGAACAGAGCCGTTTACTGTTAATGACGGGGAACGGATTGCTCAAATGATTATCTCTAAATATGAACAAGCAGAATGGGAGCCTGTTTCTTCAATCGAAGATTTAGAGATCACAGAACGCGGTGAACAAGGATTTGGGCATTCAGGAATAAAATAAGAAATATGGGGTACGTTTTATGTGCCCCATTATTTAATTTATAAATATTATAGGATATGGAGCTTAATTTTACAGTTGAAACAAAAGATGTGTTGCTTGATATGATTAAGCGACACAATAAAATGTATCGTATGGGTACGCCAGAAATTTCAGATGCGGAGTATGATGCAGAAATAGAACTATTAAAAACACTTGATCCAGACAATGAATGGTTC